ATGCTTGACCTTGTTTCTACCAGTAGTAATCCTGGATTACTCATAAAAGGTGATGGAAGTTCTGTAGCTGGATACTTACAACTTAACTGCCACAACAACAACCACGGTATAAAACTAAAGTCACCACCTCATAGTGCGGCACAAAACTATACTCTTACATTCCCAGAAGATATTCAGAATGGTAAGTTTTTAACAACAGATGCTAATGGTAATTTAAGTTGGGCAGCGGTAAGTTCTACAGATACTACATATACTGCTGGAACAGGATTAACGCTTTCGGGAACTGTATTCTCTTTAACTACTGATACTACAAACGCAAGTAATATATCAAGCGGAACTCTTGCAGCAGCAAGATTACCTAACCACTCCGCAGCTTTATTAACTTCTGGCACAATTCCAGCAGCACGTGTACCAACACTAAACCAGAACACAACTGGATCTGCTGCAACATTAACAACAGCTAGAACTATCGCAGGTGTTTCATTTAATGGTTCTGCGAATATATCTCTTAATAACAACGCTATTACCAACGGTGCTGGTTATGTAACCTCTTCTATAATTAACTCACTTAGTGCAAGTAATTTATCATCTGGTACAATTCCATCAGCTCGTGTAGGTACAGTTGATGGAGGAACCTTCTAATGGCAGCAGTAATAAAACTAAAGCGGGGTACGTCTACACCAACTACCAGTAATATTACCAACGGTGAAGTTGCTATTGATACATCCGCTAAAAAGTTCTATATCAATGATTCTGGTACCATTAAAGAGATTGGAGCTGCGAGTAGCTTAACTGCTCAGCAGCTTTCAGATGTAGCAATAGTTGCAGGGGATATTACACGGCAGGAGGATTTAGGTTCGATTGCTGATGCTTTAACTACTAATTCTGGAGATAATTCTATTAGTGTTGTTGCTACTGCAATAAATGCTGTTAATAGATATGCAGATGAATATCTTATACAAAGCTCAACCCCTTCTTCTCCTAGTGCAGGTGATCTCTGGTATAATTCATCAGGAAATACTCTTAACTATTACAACGGTAGTTCATGGATAGGAATATCCCCAGGAATTTCAGGCGTTGTTAATGATTCAAGCCCACAATTAGGTGGCAACCTTGATTGTAACGATAGAAACCTCAGTGAGGTGGGAACAGTCAGTGGAAACAACTTACAACTCGACTTCGGTTCAGTAGCATAATGGCAAAATTATTAAAACTAAGACGTGGTACAACCACACAACATAGTAGCTTCACTGGTGCTGAAGGCGAGGTTACTATTGATACAACAAAAGATACAGCTGTCGTACATGACGGCTCACAAGCTGGTGGTAGACCACTAGCAAGAGAAGACCTAACTAATGTCTCAAGTGCTACTATTACTGGTAGATTGGGTACAGGATCAATCGCAAAAGCTAAATTAGAAGCAGATATTATTGATGGGACTAAACTAGCTGACGATGCAGTAGCACAAGAGCATATAGCTGATAACGCTGTAAATGAAGCTAGATTACAGATTAGTAACTCTGGTTCTAATGGACAGTATCTACAGAAACAGTCAGGTAATACTGGAGGTTTGACTTGGGGAACTGTTGACTTAACAACACTGAGTGCAAGTAATCTAACTTCAGGCACTATTCCAGACGCTAGATTCCCTTCAACCTTACCTGCTGTAAGTGGAGCAAATCTAACTGGTGTCCAGCCATTTGCT